GCGCATCAGCTACCAGCGGCACCACATCCAGCGGATCGGTGACGACCAACGAGGCCAACGGCACGCTGTACTGGCTGACCAACACCAGCAGCACGGCAACGGCCACGGCGGTGAAGGCCGGCAGCTCGCAAGCCGTGACCGCGGCAGGCGCGCAAAGCACCAGCAGCACCGGCCTGAGCCCAGGCACGACCTACTACACCCACTTCCTGCACCGCGACGCGGCGGGCAATGACTCGGCCGTCCTGTCGTCGGCCAGCTTCACCACGCCGGCACTGAGCGCGTCGATCACGCTGACGACTGACGGCACGACCCCTGCGGCAAGTCTGACCGGCCTCACCTGGGGGTGGTGGGATGCCTACCCGCCGAACATGGCCGCTGCCCCGCTGGTCGGAGGCTCTGCCGGCACTACGAACGGAAGCGGTGTGTTTACGGCAACCCTGACCGGCACTACGCTCACGACCGGTCAAACCGGAACCCTGCTGATCGTCAAAGGTGATGGCACCGAGGGCAGCACGGCCAACAACGCCTTCTGCGGGCCGGTGGTGGTGGGCTGACATGGCACGCTACGCACCACAGTTCGCGTCCGGCAACGCCGTGTTTGTGGCGGTGTTCGGCCCCGCCGACACCGAAGCGCCAACCTGGGCAGGATCGCCCACAGTCGGCGCGAAGACCAGCAGCACGATTGCGGTCACGTTCCCGACCGCCACCGACAACGTTGGTGTGGTGCGCTACGACTACCGGGTTGACGGCGGCGCCTGGGTCAGCAATGGCGCAAGCCCGGCGGTCAACCTCACAGGACTGACTGCGCTCACGAGCTACACGATCGACGCTCGTGCGGTGGACGGTGCAGGGAACATCAGCACCACCCTGTCGGTGACGACCAGCACCTACCGTGCTGGCGCATCGGCTGGCAGCATCCGCATGGCCACCGGTCCGCAAGACGGCAACCCAGCCGGCCTGCTGTACGCTTTCTGCGAGCTGCTTCCGACGAGCGACTGGGTGAGCTACAGCATCGTCAGTGGCCCGACGCCACTGGGCGGCACGCTGGACGCGCAGCCCAACGGGGCGTTCAGCTACGTCGGCCCCGAACCTGCGACGCTCACGATCCAGCCTGAGGTCAACGGGGTCGCGTCTGGCGACCAAATCGTCGTCACACTGTATGACGGCTCTGCGCCTACTGGCGCGGGCAGCGACACTGCAGCGGCCAGTGACACGGTGGCGGCGACTATGGCCACAACCTACGCGGCGAACGTGTCCGAAACGGCCTACACGGCTGATGCCCAGGCGAGCATCAGCTTCACCCCTCCGGCGTATACTGGTGGGGCGCAGGCGCGGATTTCGCTGCGTATCGGGTTGGGTTTGTAGGAGGTCGTATGGCAGGAGCTTGGACACGCAGAGAGGGCAAGAACCGGGCCGGCGGCCTCAACGCCAAGGGGCGTGCTTCCGCGAAGCGCGAGGGAATGAACCTCAAGCCGCCGGCGCCGAACCCGAAAACCAAGAAGGACGCCGCACGCCGGGAGTCCTTTTGCGCGCGCATGTCCGGGATGAAGGCCAAGCTCACCGGTGAGAAGGCCAAGAAAGACCCCGACAGCCGCATCAACAAGAGCCTGCGGGCCTGGAACTGTTGAGCATGGCTACAGCCGGAACTGCTACATTCAACCTCGACTTGCAAGAGATCGTCGAGGAGGCGGGTGAGCGCTGCGGGTATGAGGTGCGAACGGGCTACGACTTCGCCACCGCGCGCCGTAGCTTGAACCTCATGCTGGCGGACTGGGCCAACCGCGGGCTGAACATGTGGACGTTTGAGCAGCTGTCCATACCGCTTGTGTCCGGCACGGCAACGTACGACCTGCCGGCAGACACCGTCGACCTCATGGATGTCGTCCTCCGTACCGGTACGGGGTTGGCGCAGAACGACATCGCCATGACACGTGTGTCGATGTCGATCTACGCGGGTATCCCGAAGAAGAACGCCACAGGGCGCCCTTTGCAGTACACAGTGTTGCGGGCTGCGGTGCCACAGGTAACGGTGTGGCCCGTGCCAGCAGACGGATCCAGCTACACCCTGGTGTACTGGCGCTTGCGGCGTATCCAAGACGCCGGTGGTGGCACCAACAACCAGGACGTCCCCTTCCGCTTCCTGCCCGCGCTGGTCGCGGGGTTGGCCTACTACCTTGCCCTCAAGGTCCCCGGCGGCCTTGACCGGCTGCAGGTGCTCAAGGCTCAGTACGATGAGGCGATGCAGGTGGCCATGGACGAAGACCGCGACAAGTCGTCGTTGCGGCTGATCCCTGGGGGGTTGCGCTGATGTCACGCTTTGCCGTCGGTGCTCGCGCACACGGTTTCTGCGACGTCTGCGGGTTCCGCTGCCTGCTGTCCGACATGAAGGACCAGTTTGTTGCCGGCCGCAACACGAAGGTGAAAGCGTGCCCAACGTGCAACGACCCCGATCACCCCCAGAACTTTGCCCGGTTCTTGCGCGTTCGAGACCCCCAAGCGCTGCGCGACCCGCGGCCAGACCCCGCGCTACAGGCTTCGCGGGGCGGTATCATCCCGCCTGATCCACCCGTCACCTGATCGGAGTTCACCATGAAACCGTTCCCGCCCAAGAAGATGGCCCCCGCAAAGACCGCCGCGGCCCAGGCCGTAGGCAAGCACGAGAGCAACATGCACAAGGGCAAGCCTAAGACCAAACTCGCCGGCGGCGGCACCTGCCGTGGCGGCGGTGCGGCAACGAAAGGCAAGTCGTTCAAGCGTAACGGCTGAGCCCCATGGACTACGCGACCCTCTGCGAGCGTGTGCAAGAGACGGTGGAGAACACCTTCACCGCGGAGCAACTCGCGCTGTTCTGCACGCAAACGGAGCAGAAGGTCTACAACGCTGTCCAGCTGCCGGCGCTGCGCAAGAACATGACCGGCGCGACCACGGTGGACAACCCCTATCTGACCGTTCCGGACGACTTCCTGTACGTGCATTCGTTGGCGGTCATCAAAGCAGACGGCCGCTACGAGTTCCTGCTGAACAAGGATGTCAACTACATCCGCGCCGTGTACCCGTTCCCCGGCAGCAAGGGCACCCCGCGGGTGTATGCGCTGTTCGACGGGAACACGTTCATGCTCGGGCCAACGCCCGATGCGGCGTACCAAGTGGAGCTGCACTTCGGGTACTACCCGGAGTCCATCACAACGGCGGGTACGTCCTGGCTGGCAGAGAACTTCGACAGCGTGCTGCTCAACGGCATGCTGGTCGAGGCGGCCAAGTTCATGAAGGCCGAGGAAGACATCATCAAGCTGTACACAGGGCACTTCAGCGATGCGCTGGCGTTGCTCAAGCAGCTGGGGGACGGTAAACTACGCCGTGATTCGTATCGATCCGGGCAGGTCCGGGCGCCCGTCAACTAGGAGCAGACATGCTGAACAATGCAAAATCGAGCGACAAAGTCGTCGCACTGGCGGGCAAAACCCTCGAAGGTGGCGAAAAGGTCCGTGGTGGCGGTGTGTACCGTGTCGAGTGCCGCGACGCCGCCGGCGAGCTGAAGTGGGTCGCTGAGTCGGCCAACTTGGTGGTCAACGCCGGCCTGAAGGACATGAACGACAAGTACTTCACCGGCTCTGCTTACACGGCGACGTGGTTCCTGGGGCTGTACGGTGCGGCGGCGTCCAACAACCCCGCTGCAGGTGATACCGCCGCTTCGCACGCAGGCTGGACCGAAGTTACGGCCTACAGCAACGCGACCCGCCCGTCCTGCACGTTCGCAGCGGCTACCACGGCCGACCCCTCCGTGATCACCAACAGCGGCTCCCCCGCGGTGTTCAACATCAACGCCACGGCAACCGTCGGTGGGGCGTTCCTGATCTCGAACAACACGAAGGGCGGCACCACCGGCGTCCTGTTCTCCGCGGCCGACTTCTCCGCCCCTGGCGACCGCTCGGTGGCCAACGGCGACACGCTGTCCGTCACCTACACCTTCAACCTCGACGCCCTGTAAGGAGCCGCCCCATGGCTGCCATGTTCAAACGCGATCAGCAAGTCCGCCTCAAGGCGGTCATCCCGGCGGGCCCGGTGCTCAAGTTCAAAATGGACGAGGATACCGGCGAGGTCATGTACCTCATCGGCTGGACCGACGCCAACGGCGACGCCCAGGAGCGCTGGTTCGCCGAGTCTGAACTCGAGGCTGTGCCCGAGTGAGTGTGTAACCCCGCCGGCGGGGCGGACAACCCGCAGCGCCCCTGGCAGCCTGCCACGCGCTGCCTTTTGGGGGCAACATGGCCATCACCACACGCGACGCGCTGATCGATGCGATGGGCAACAACAGCTCGCGCTTGATCATCGACAAGACGACGCTCACGATTGCGGCCGGTGCGTTCTACTCGTACTGGCGCGTCACCGGGCAGCCTGGGCAGGGGGCGATACCGGCTGCTGCCGCCACTTGCAACAACACAACGCTCGGCGGCATCAACTTCGCGCAGCAGACAGCGCCGGCAACCAGCTACCTGTCGATCCTGGAGACCTCGCTGGGGGCGGCGCACACGCTGGAGATCCACGATCGCCTCGCGCACATGGGCGGCCTCAACGGAACACTGACGACTGCACAGACGGTCAATTTAGACTTGAGCGCCGTGTTGGGTACGGACAACATCGCAGCACGTATCGGGGACAGCAACTACGCCGACGTGCAGTGGTGGCTTGAGTGGTACACCGCCACGGGGGGCACCGCCGTGACGGCTACGGTCAACGTCACGTTCAACGACGGGACGTCCAACAACCTGTCGGCCATCTCGCTGGCGGCAACGCGCCCGGCAGGCTTCATGCAGTCCCTGAACACATTCATTCAGGCCGCAGACGCGGGCAAGTTCATTCGGGATGTCAACACGGTCACGCTGTCTGCAACAACCGGCACTGCGGGTAGCTTCGGGGTAACGGCAACACGCTACAGGGCCGGCATTTTCTGCCCTGTCGCCAACGCACGGTTCACTGCCGACTGGGCGCAGCTCGGGTTGCCAGAAATAGCCAACGGTGCCTGCTTGTTCCCGGTCCTGCTCACCAACAACACGACCGCTACGGCGCTTCGCGCCACTGGCAAAATCTCGCACGGTTGAGGTTGTAGATGCCCATCCGAGAGCCGCAGATTGGCCTCCGGCCGGGGCTCTCGGGCGGGGCAGACGCCTGGGATGACGGCCGCGCCGGCCAGATCATCTCCGCTGACTTTTTCGACATCTCCGTTCGCGCGGGTGCGGCCTTGGGCGCACGCGGCAGTGACGGTGTCGTCGCGGCGGTAACGTACCGCAGCAGCTTCAGCGACACGGTTGCTGCGGCGGAAGCCACAGCCCGAAACAACGCGACCGCGCCTGGAACTTGGGGTGCCGGCGGGTTGGGGCTGAACACCTGGGGCGGCAGCAGTGTGCTCTGGTACGGCGCGGTGGTCGAGGCCGCCGGAGGCGCGGACGTCGTAGCACGGGCCGCAGTCTTGCGCCCGGCCGTCAGTGATACCGCCACTGCCAGCGACGCCAACGCGGGGGTCGGCAGCACGTTCACCACCGCAGTTAGCGACACCGCCCGCGCCAGCGACGCCCACGCGGTGGCTGGCAGCACCTTTACTCCGGTCGTCAGTGACAGTGCTGCAGTCGCGGACGCCGTTGGCAGCACCCCTACGCTACGTGTCGACGTGGTGGACACCGGTACGGCCACAGACGCGGTTTCGCGGGCGGCTACGTTGCGTTCGGCGGTTGCGGACACGGCCCGTGGTAGCGATGTGCTGGGGCTCCTCAGCACGCAGTACGCCAGCCTTACCGAAGCTGGCGCGGTAGGCGATGCCTTCAGCTCCATCCTTGCAGGTGAAAACAGCTGGGGCAACGGTGGTTGGGGTACAGGCACCTGGGGCGGTGGCGCCACGTCGATCTACTTCGGCGAGGTGACAGAGGCCGCCGGAGGCGTGGACGGTGTCTCGCGCACGGCGGTAATGCGCAGCACAATCTCCGATAGCGCTAGCGGTTTTGAGGCGGTGCTCGCCGGTTACGCCGTCGGGGCGGCTGTGACGATCACTGCGCTTGGGACGGACGTCGCGATCCCGACGCTGGCCGCCGACGGCAGCTGGGGTAACGGCGGATGGGGGACGGGCCCGTGGGGCACCGCGTTCTCGCTCTGGTACGGGACCGTCGTCGAGGGGGCCCGCGCAGCCGAGCAGACTGTCTCGGCCATCGTTTACGGACCATCGCTGGCCGAGACAGTGCGAGGTAGCGACAGCCAGAGCGCGCGC